GAGAAAAGTGGTGCTGGTAGTCGGATTCGAACTGACGACCTACTGATTACAAATCAGTTGCTCTACCAACTGAGCTATACCAGCATTATTTAATCTTTGAGAAATTCCTCTCTTTGAAGAATTCTATCTTACTTCTGAACTTATTTTCTAATACATCGCCTTTATGAGATATAATGAATACATTACTTCCATCATCAAGAGTATCTAGAATCTTTGTGAGGTTATCTACACCATCTAAGTCTAGACTTGAATCGAATGTTTCATCAAGAATAAGCAGATTAGATGCTGCACTATTCTTCATTTTAGCTATTTGTCTCCATGTAAAGAGAAGAGCTAAGTCGATTCTTTGTTTTTCTCCTTCTGAAAAGGAAGCATAGTTAAATGAATCACGATGACGAGATCGAATAGTCTCATTAAAGTTTTCATCTAAATGAAATGACACAAAGAAATCTAAGATCTGTAAGTATTGGTTAATTAATCTATTCATCACTGGCAAATATTGCTTAATGACTTTAGTTTTAATTCCAGTATCTTTGAGCATTTCTCCTATGACTTCATTATAGGTTCTTTCTTCTACATACTCAAGTTTCTTTTCAGTTGATGTATCTTTATTCTTTCTTAATGAAGTAAGTTCTTTCTTTGCTTTTGATACGTCTCCAGTTTGACCTTGTAGACCATCAATTTCTTTCTGTACTTTATTAACTTCTTTTTGTAAAAGAGCAATTGCATCATTGTTACTATTTATCTTTTGTTGTTTTTGACGAAGCTTATTTAAACTATTAGATACTTCTTGTTGCTCAACTTTTAACTCATCAATATTTTTAGTTAAGTCTTGTTTAGCAGTTTGTATCTCTTTTGCTTTATCTTTTAAAAGACCAAGCTTTTCAGTTTTCTTTTCTTCTTCAATAGGTTGATCACACGTCGGACATTCATCATTCTCTTCATAGAATCTTGACTCGTCAACTAAACCTTTAATCTTATCGTTGAATTGCATATCATATGAATCAAGTTGAGAAAGCTTTTTAACAATCTGTCCACTATGTTTTTCTTCAGTTGATATTGATGCTGATAAATTCTTCCCAAGCTGTTTGCTTTCGTCAAAGAGTTTATTGATTTGTTCTTTATGGTTTTCAATACTATCTCTTTTCTTTTCTATTTGATCATCGTTTAACTCTTGTAAGTCTTTTATATACTTGCCTTGAGCATCCATTTTAGTTTTAAGAATATCTATTTGATGATTAACATCAGTTAATTCATCTTTGATTTTAGAGTTTCTTTCTTTTAAAAGAGTATTCATCTTAGAAAAGATGTTAATGTCTAGTAAGTCTTCAATGATATTTCTTCTTGACCAAACAGGCAATTGCATGAATGGTATAAAAGAAGATGAACCAAGTACAACTACCTGGTGAAATGATTTATGATTTAGCTTAAGGATATTTTGTTCTAAGAACTTTTGATAATCTCTTGCATTAGATGCTTGATTAATAAGATTACCATTTTGATATATTTCAAACTTACCTGGCTTAATACCACGTATAATCTTAAACTCATGACTTCCTATAGTCATTTCAACTGTAACCAATGTACCTTTTTTATTGATACTATTGATCATTTGATCTTTCTTAATATCTCTATGGGGTTTGCCAAAGAGTGCAAAGGAGAGAGCGTCAAGTAAAGTTGACTTACCTGCTCCATTCTGACCAACGATTAACGTTGATGGTGTTTTATCTAATAATATTTTTATTGGATCGCTTCCAGTGGATAGAAAGTTCTTCCACTCACATGATTTAAAATGTATCATACTACTTCTAGATTTTGTGCCTCCGTAAATAACTTACGTAGTTCTACTTTAAGATGTTCTTTATCTAAGTCAGTATCTACTGCTTCGACATAAGAATCTAAAAGTTCAGTAGTATCTTCTAGGGATATTTTCTCGTCTTCTACGCTTTCTCCCAAATACTCTTCAAAACTTTCAGCTATCTTAAGCTCATACGTTTCAATGTTTTGTAATCGATCAATAAACTTATCGAACATATACAAGTCGTTTTTATTTATAACAATCAGTTTAATGAACTTCTTTTCAAACTCTGATATGTCTACTTTATCATAATCTGTTTTAGTATCATCATATATGACTTTCTTAAACATTGTAATTGGATTACGAACTGCTTCAACTTCTCTTGTTTCAGTATCTAGTACATGAAAGAATTTAGGATCGTCTACATCTGCCCAAGTGAATTCCATTTGAGAACCAAGATAAGTTACGTTACCTTGAGTTGATCTTGTATGGAAATGACCACTTAATACTTTTTCAAATCTTGAGAATACATCAGCACTCATACCATGTGGATTAGGCATCCCTGCCATCATATCAAATCCTTTTAATTCTAAATGAGCTCCAAGTATTGGTGCACCACATTTTTGAGCAAACTCTGTATACTCTTTATAATTCGAATTATTAATCCAAGGTATGACCGCAACTTTTAGACCATCATAGTCTAATACAGTTGGCTTCATTATGATATTTACATTACTGGTAAAATAGCCAAGCAGTTCTTTGAGGCTACACAATTCATTTGTGTTTTTAAAATAGACATCGTGGTTTCCTGGGATGATATCCATAGTAATGCCAGCATCCCGCATAGGCTCAAGAAAATGCTTACGATTAGCATTAAGCGCTTTAAAGTTGACAAATTTTCTGTGTTCATAATAGTCTCCTAAATGAAGTATGTTTTTAATGTTATGTTCTTTTAAATATGGAAAAAATATCTCGAGATAAAAGCGTTCTTGATACTGTAAGAAAATATCACTACTATTTCTGACACCACAATGAGTATCATTTAATATTGCTACCTTCATGCTTGTTTTGCGAGACTCATCATACGTTTTTGAGCTTTCATAATTCGCCTTCCAGCTAATTTAATCTTTTCCATTTTAGCAGCAATGACTACTCTATGGACTTTACGCTTTTCTTCACGTTGAGTTCTTTTCTTCATAAGACGCATATGTCTTAGATTTTGTTTTGTGCTTACTTTTTTCATTACATAAATAACTCGAGTTTTTCTTTCTCTCGTTTCTTCTCCTCTTTTGCAAATTGTTTAATAGCTTCATCTTTTGTACGTATAGTACCAATCCTTTGTCTTAATGTATCAACATAAGCCATTGTTTCTTCAGCACCTTCGTTATCCATACCCATAGCAACAAAGTCTTCAATACCCATTTTCTCAATGAACTTAAACTTGATATCTTGTTGTTTCTTTTCTTTGGTGATTCTACGAATAAATGCAAAATAGCATATTTGAGTAAAGTATGAGAATGCATTTGGTTTGCCTGTTCTTGTAGCAGTTTCGATATTATAATTACCAATTGCTCTTAAACAGTTTTCAACTGCATCCATTACCATTTCTTCTCGATATGTGTACCTCACGAAGTTCGGTCTGTGAGACAGTCCTTCTGAGATTCTTATAAAACATCTTGCAATATAATCAGGAACTGTAGGTACTGGCTTATCAGCTTTTCTGCATGCATGAGCTTCTACAGCATAATCCATAACGGCTTCAGAGAATTCTCTGTTATTGACGTAATGAGGTTTATCTTTTGGTTTAATTTGAGCCATATATTTTCTCCATAATGTATTATTATACCATACTTTCAGTCAAATGTAAACGATTAATTTATTTTAATTATTTTCACAAAAAACGTTTACAAATGCTTGTTTTTATGGTATAATATATTAACACCCGGAGCGGTAGAGGTATAGGATTAATGTATTGTCCTCTTCGCATCAGGTATCTGATCAGCGTAATCAGAACTTAAACTATCTTCGTACTCTTTTAAGAGTTCTTCATCAGTTCGAGTATCAGGTGGGCTGATCGGTTTATCCATCTTAAGAGCAAAGTCAACATATGTATCTTTTATAGACTCTGCTATTGGTACATGCTGTATTATACTGCTCTTAAGTACTTTAAATTGTTTATCCTCTGAGAATGGAAACCATGCAGAGAATTGTACACCACCAAGAAGACTTGGATTGATTCTTACTGGTCGTTCAATGATGTAATTATCGTCATTCTTAATTGCAAGTAATCCGATAATCTCTTCACCATTCATGAGTTTAAAATGTCTTATATTTAATCCTGTATTCATATTATTATTTATATGTTTATATCGTACATCTTATAGTTAAATCTTTCTTTTGAGTATATTTTAATTCTTTCAGCTGCATGCTGTAATGTATAGTTCTTTTGTGTCTTCCAATGTAAGTCATCTGCTATATCATATATCTTAGTATCTGTTCCATCTTCACTCTTCCTCAACCCTCTCCCGATCGATTGAAGTACTCTAATTTGGCTTTTACTTGGGCTAGCAAAGATGATGTTATGTAAATTGCGAATGTTAATACCAGTAGAAAAAGTCCCAATACTTGCAACGATAATTGCGTCTTTCTCTTTCTCGGTAATCTCACGGACTGATTCTCTTGTGTCAACATCTGTTTCTCCTGATACGTAAAAGAGTTTTCTTTTATCTGGCATCTTTGTTTGTAATAATGAATGCAATGGTTTACCATGCTTGTCTACGTAATTAAACAATATTAAAGTATTGCCTTTTTGATCTAATGCTAAATTACTTATAAATTTGTTTCTTGGTTCGTACCTTACAATAAAATCTAACTCTTGTTGATATTTCTCTTTTACTATCTGTTTGCAATACTCTTCTTTATATTTAAGTATTAATATATCTATATTTAATTGAGCCAGATCGTCATTGTCCATTAACTCTTTTGTAGTAGTTACTTTATATACTGGACCAAACAATCCTTCTAATACTAATTGATGTGTTTGAGTTCCATCTAATGTTCCAGTAGTACCAATACGATATTTTGCTTCTGTACATTTCTCTAATATACTTGTTAATGATTTTGCTTTAAAATTATGTGCTTCGTCTCCTATGACCATACCAAAACTATTAAACCAACTTGCTGGTAATTTATATATTGATTGCCAAGTGGATATAATAATTCTTTGAGATACTCCAATTTTTTCTCGGCCAGAATATATTCTATGACAGTTTTCTTCATGAGACCATGTATCCTTACGAGAGTAGTCTCCGAAATCAGAGTACATTTGCTCTACCAATGATGTCGTAGGTACTATCAGCAAAACGTTACCATCAAAAACATCTAGGTAATATCTTATAGCTAAATATATGATTAAACTCTTCCCAGAAGCAGTTGGTGATAACAGTAAGGATTTCTCTTGAGAAAGTGTGTGCGAGAGTCCCTCCAATTGATATTGTCTAGGTATTATATCAACTCCGTTCACAGAAAGGGACAGATTTGATAATAGGCCTTCTAGGTCAGGGCTGAGGGATGATTCGAGTGCACCATATTGTGGCGATTCTATCACTTCTAACTTATAATCCCTCACGTCACAAAACTCACGCAAATATTTGTGAAGTCCGCAGTATAATGTTTTCTTTCTACTATCAAATAATCTTATTTTACCGTCCCACATACGATTACGATATGCTGGCATAAATTTATACCCAGGCACAAAGAATTGGAAATGCTCTGATAATTCCATTTCAATAGACGGGTCGGTTTGTATGTTTAAGAAGACTTCGTTCTTCTTTTGAATAGTAATGGTTTCCATATTACCAATTATGTATAATATTTCCTATAATAAAAAAAGCGCATACAACGTTTACTAAAACAACAAAGGTTCTTATTACAGCAACATAGTTATCGTAATCTTCTGTTTTATCGTCACTAAATGAACCTATAGAGTATTTCCATATAGTCCAAAATTTAGATACCACTAGTAAACTTTCTCCACTCAATCATGTTCTTTATATTCTGATGTCTCCATTTGACATTCTCTAATATTTCTTTTAAAGTAGCACAAACTTCTTCTAGGTATTGTATCTTAGCTTGATGTTCTTGAATTAATGGATCAGCATCATAGTATCTGTCCATATCGCCTTTTAAAACTGTAAGACCATTTAAAGGATCATAATCCCAACCTTTCTCATCAATTTCTTCTTTTGACATTTTGCCATTATAATGTAGCCACTTGTCTTTAAGCAAAACTTTAAAATCAAGTTCAGCCTTTTTAAGTTTCATTCTATTAACTGATAAAAGTTCTAAATATTTGCCGTGAAGTTTAGCGGAGTCTCTTGATGTCTCATCTAGATTCATTTCATCTATAATGGAATCAGTTTTCCACATATCTAAGATTTGTTGTAAATTATTCATGTATATATTATACCATACTTTAGTGAAAATGTAAAGGTATTTTTATTTAAATTCAAAATTGGTGTATGCAAAAGTTACATCCATTTGCACATATTCGATACTCTCTGCTTGAGCGTCAAATTCTATTGCAGACATACTTGTTGGAAATACATCTTTGAACAATACTTCTTTTATAACATTATTATGAGAAGTTAGTATTAAAAGGGTAGCGTCAACTTTAAAATCTTCTGCATTTGTAGATTGAGCTATATTGTGCATCCAATCGAGAGTTTCAATATAGTTTTCTAAGTTTTCTGTAACGTTAACTCTTAAAGCTAAGTCTTCAAATTCGAGCCTATCACCTGTAAAT